TATTTCTTGTTTTACTTCTAATGGTAAAACAACACAAAGTCCTTTAGCTTATGAAAGGATCGATATATGGAAAGAGATATATAAGTTCTATACTTATTACTATGATAAATATAGTGGTGTTAAAGTTGTTAAAGAAGTACAGCCAAGAAAGTTTATAAAAGAAGAACCAGTAAAGCAAAAAGAAAAACCAATAATAAATACTTTATTTTAATATGACAAAATACGAAGCACAATATAAAGAATTGTTATGGAAATGTATGACGAACGGGGTATATCGTAAAGATAGAACAAACGTAGGTTGTTTATCAATATTCAATGCTGGCTTAAGAATTAATCTTAATGAAGGTTTCCCTTTATTAACTGGTAGAAAAATGTTTCAAAAGACTTTTGATACAGAGTTTGATTGGTTTATGAATGGTGAAACTAATATTCAAAGATTCAAAGATGCTGGCGTAAAGATATGGGATTCTTGGGCGGATGAGAATGGAGATCTAGGACCAGTATATGGCTATCAAATGCGTAACTTTAATGGTGCTGGAGGTGATCAACTTCAAGCTTTAATAACAAGTTTAAAAAATAATCCTGATAGCAGAAGACATATAATATCACTATGGAATCCATTACAGTTACATCAAATGGCATTGCCACCGTGTTATTTATATTTTCAATTCTTTGTAGAACAAGACAGACTTAATATGTTTGTAGTTCAAAGATCAGGCGATATTTTTTTAGGGATACCTTATGATGTAGCTTTGTTTTCAAAAATACTTCTGTATATTGCAGAACAAACTAATTTGAAAGCAAACTATATTGATATACAGATCGTGGATGCGCATGTTTACAGCAATCAACACGATGCTATACGCAAATATCTTGATCAAGAAACTTTTCAAGCACCGGACTATATTTACAAAAACGGAGCATTATCCTTAATAAATTACAAACACGGACCAGTAATAACGGCAAAAGTAGCCATTTAATCTTAATTATGTATTATATATATCACATTTTTGGTAAAAAGATCGGCGTTACACGTAATCTTAATAAGAGAGTTGAAGTTGCTCAGGGCTATATGCCAGGAGAATATGAAGTGATCGAAATGCATGACGACATACATCATGTTTCAAATCGCGAAAGAGAACTACAACGACTTTATGGTTATAAAGTTGATCGAGATTCCTACAAACAAGTAATAGACAGTAAAAATAAACTAACTAAATCAAATAAAATGAAATTAAACATCACAGAACAAACGATTACGTTTCCATGTCCTCCAAATAAATTAAAGGGACAGCTCTTGGACGCATTAGGGCTTACATTTGAAACACAATACGGCAAGTATATATTGAATGCTGAATTAATAGATTGGATTGTCCAGAACGCTTCTGTGTCAATGTTTAATATCAATCGTAGTTTTGTTTACAATAAAGCTTTATATAATGCTTTTAATAAAGCACCCGAAAAACTAATAGAAACCTCGTCTCAGCCAGTTGATATGAAAAGATCAATTAATGAACAATTAGAGGCAGCTTTTTCTAGTTTTTATGATGCAATGAAACAAGCTGAAAATAATAAAGAAAATAAACAGACTAGTAATGTATACGACTTAATTAGAGAATGGGCTAATGATAAAGGTATTTACAAATCAGGTGATTCCAAAACACAATATGTTAAACTTATGGAAGAGTCTGGTGAATTAGCAAGAGCAATTCTAAAGCGAGATAAAACAGAAATTAAAGATGCGATTGGTGATATGATTGTTGTATTGACTAACTTAGCATATCTTGAAGGTTTTAATGTTGAGGATTGCGTTACGTCTGCTTATGATGTAATTAAGAATAGAACAGGTAAAATGGAAAACGGAACTTTTATGAAATCTACATTATAATATGCAAAAACAAGAAATTGAATTTAGAGACCCAGTTGTACAACAAGTAGTTAATAAATTTGTATCAAGATCTGATGTTGGCTTTGCTAAATATGGCAAGACTATGATTGATGACAAGTCTGATATTAAAGTTTGGCTTAATCATGTACAAGAAGAATTAATGGATGCAACATTATATATTCAAAGATTAAAGATTGAAATTAATGATTTAATTGAAGAACGTGTTACTAGAAACGAGATACAAGCTTTATTAGATTGTATTAATGTTGTTGATCCTGAATTTGTTTCTCCACAAGTTGAGTCGTTTAATGGTATATATGAAACTATTGCCAAGCACGAAAAGAAAAAGAAAAAGAAAAAAGCTTACAAGGTTGGAAGAGGTGATACTTATTCTTTTACTATTGATGACGATATTGAATCTGTTAGATGGCAATGTGATTGGTGCGGGCATGGCAAAAAGTAGAAAAAAAGGTCCAGTAACAGCAAAGAAGATAATATATGATGGTATTACCTTTGCTTCAGGTCTTGAGAAGTATATGTACAAAGCTTTAAAAGACGCTGGTATAGATTTTAAATATGAGGGGGTAACGTTTGAATTGTTACCCTCCTTTATATTTGAAAATGTTTCAATAGAAAGACAATCAAATGGCAAGGGAGATTTTATTAATAGGGGTCTAAAAAAGATATTAAACCTTAAATATACTCCAGACTTTGTTGGTGATAATTTTATAATTGAAACTAAAGGTAGAGCTAATGAATCTTTTCCATTACGTTGGAAACTATTTAAGAAGTGGATGATGGATAACAAAGATTACCGAACATTATATAAGCCTCAGAATCAAGCTGAGTGTCTTAAAACAATTGAATTAATATTAGCTAATACAAAACAAAAAAAGAATGAACAAATTTAGTGAAAAAAGTTGGTCAATATCTATTGGCCTGTATACAGGAATCTTATTAGGATTCAGAGCGTATGAGGAAGAATATTATACAACCTATGTATTGTATTTGCCATTTGTTGATGTTGCATTAGAAATTGATAATTAAAAAATAAATATGAGCCTTAGTTTAGACAAACAAATATTAAGTGATATTACTGTATACACAAAGTATGCAAAGTACGTTCAATCAAAAGAGCGTAGAGAAACGTGGGAAGAATTAGTAACAAGGAATATGGATATGCACAAAGCCAAATTTCCACAAATGAAAGAAGCAATTGAACAAGTATACAAAAATTTCGTATTCACTAAAAAAGTGTTACCTTCAATGCGCAGCCTACAGTTTGGTGGGAAAGCTATTGAACTTAATAATGCTCGCATTTATAATTGCGCTTTTTTACCTGTCGATAATATTCGTAGTTTTTCTGAAACTATGTTTTTACTTCTTGGAGGCACTGGCGTTGGATATTCGGTACAAAATCACAACATTGATAAACTACCTGAAATAAGAAAACCTAATTATGATCGCAAAAAACGTTATGTTGTTCAGGATAGCATTATTGGTTGGGCTGATGCAATTAAAACATTATTCAAATCGTATACAGGAGAGTTAACTTCTCATATTGAATTTGATCTTTCAGATATACGCCAGAAGGGAGCATTGCTTGTAACGGCAGGAGGTAAAGCACCAGGACCGGAACCATTAAGATTAGCATTAGTTAAGATTGAAGCTATTCTTCGTGAAAAAGAAGACAGATCAAAATTAACAGATATTGAATGCCATGATATTCAATGTCATATTGCCGATGCGGTTTTAGCTGGCGGTATTCGTAGAGCAGCAATGATTTCATTATTCGACCTTGACAGTACCGCAATGTTAAATTGTAAAGCTGGAAATTGGTGGGAAGAAAATCCACAAAGAGGTAGAGCTAATAACTCAGTTGTTTTAGTACGCCATAAAATTGATAAGAAAACATTTGATAAAGTATGGGAACGTATTGAAGCATCTGGATCAGGAGAGCCTGGAATTTATCTTACCAATGATAAAGATTGGGGTACAAATCCTTGCTGTGAGATTGCATTGAGACCATATCAATTCTGTAATTTAACAGAGATCAATATGGCTAACATCGAAGATCAAGAAGATTTTAATGCACGAGCATCTGCTGCCTCATTCTTAGGAACATTACAAGCATCATACTCAGATTTTCATTATCTTCGCGATATATGGCGAAAGAATACAGAAAAAGATGCCTTACTTGGAGTTTCAATGACGGGTATTGCGTCTAAGTCAAACTTAGAATTAAATTATGAAGAAGCAGCAAATACCGTTAAAGAAACAAACAAAGAAACAGCTAAAGCGCTTGGGATTAATATCGCAGCAAGAACGACGGCCGTTAAGCCAGCTGGTACAACTAGCTTGGTACTTGGTACTTCTAGCGGGATACATGCTTGGCATAATGACTATTATATACGTCGTATGCGCTTAGGCAAGAATGAAGCAATCTATTCTTATCTTGCAATTAATCATCCAGAATTACTCGAAGATGAATACTTTAATCCAACATTACAATCAGTTATTTCAGTCCCTCAGAAGGCTCCAGATGGCGCTATAACACGACATGAATCAACATTAGATCTATTGGAAAGAGTAAAACTTATATCTAGAGATTGGGTTAAGACTGGCCATGATAAAGGTAACAATACACACAATGTATCCTGTACCGTTTCTGTTAGAGATGATGAATGGAAAATAATTGGTGAATGGATGTGGGCGAACAAAGAGTACTATAATGGACTATCTGTTTTGCCATATCACGGAGGTACATATAAACAAACTCCATTTGAAGATTGTACAAAAGAAGTGTACGATGAAATGATGTCTACTTTAAAGAATGTAGATTTATCGAAAGTAGTTGAGATACACGATAATACTAACTTTGCTGATTCAGCCGCTTGTGGAGGGGGAAATTGTGAGATTGTATAGTTACCTAGGAACAAGATGTTGGATTTACACATTATATATAAATAAAATATGAAAGAACAAACATTAGTTGAAATGAAAAATAAGGTTGACGCAATCACACGAGTGCTTCAACAGTTGATCTACGAGCAAGATAACTTGCGGACTTTAACAGTTGGTATTATGGAAACCATTAAGGCTATGCCCGATTACGAAGAAGCATTGCAAGTTGTTAAAGATAAAGTAAAGGAGCAGGAAAAAGACAACGCTCCAAAGTTAGAAGTTTAGTTTAGTTTATTAATCAGAAAAGGGGACCGCGAATTATCACGAGTCCCCTTTTTTCGGTTATAGGAATATTTAGGTATGGTGCCTAGTTATCTTTATTCCTTTTAATCACCGCCCATTTTTCTCTTTTTCCTTTTAGCTAAAGCTTTTTCTCTTTTCTTTTTAGCTTCCATTCTAAGATAATCATTTCGTTCATTAATTGAAAGACCTTTTAAAGAATCTCTTAGTGCTTCCTTTTTAGCTTTTCTAGTTATAGAAGCTTTTTTAGTGCCTTCAATTTTTCTTTCAACTTTTGCCTCTTCAATAATTTTAATATCACCTGGTGTTTTTTCTATTCCAACTGTCCAAGGAGTGAATCCTAATGCAACAGCTGCTCTTTGCCAAGCTTTGTTTTGATCATTAAATGCTTGAGATATATTCTCTACTTTATTTACAAAACGATCCATTGGTACATTTAATAATACCTCTGCTCCTTTGCCGGTTACAGAATACATAGGACCAAGATGAACTCTTCCGTCTTGCATTACTCCCCATCCTCTTTCTTTTATTAGATCTTTGTCATATTCTGTTTGCTCTAATGCTGAATATGCTTTTCTTAGTTTAGATCCAATTGGAGGAGATATATTAGCGGCTTCAAATACAACCTTAGCGTAATCCTTTTGTTTTTTATCTTGTTGTTCTGCGTATTTTATAGCTACATTTTTAAGCGTAGCAGCGATACCACCATAAAATCCGGTACCTCTAAGAACGGTATCAAGAACATTGTTAGCTAAATCAATTGCTTTATTATCGCCTTTCTTATTTCTTTTTTCTTCTTCTTCATCATCTTCAAACATTAAAGCAAATAATCCTTGCTGTAATATTGAGAATATAGTATTTTGAATTATTAAGTAATAACTGATTTTAGCAATATTAGTTTTAACATCACCTCTACCATTTTTAAGATCAAGGTAAGCTTTCTTAACTAATCTAGATTGTTGCATTGCAGTATTCTGGAATGTTAATAATAATCTACCAGCTCCACTTGCTTGTTGTTTAGATATATCTTTTGGATCCCCAGATTGTTGTGTTTCATCTGCTATTTTTGAAAATTCTTCCCAAGCTAATTTTTCAGCTTCAGTTTCAGACATGCCTTCTGAAATATGAGTTTTGATTCTATTTCTATAATATGGAGCACCTCCTGAAGCAATTGCAAAACTATCCGCTAATTGTGTTGGTGTATAACCTATTTTTAATAAGTAAGCAACCACAGCCGCAGCTTTATTTTTACTACCAGCAGCAGCATTCGCAATTTCAGCAGCAGCAACATCCTCACGTAATCCGCCACGTCTTTCTTTCATTTTATCAGAGTTCCATATAGTAGCAAAATCACTCCAATATTGTTTCTGATTAGCAAAAGCTTTTCCAGCAGCCACAGGATTATTATCTCTTAAGTTTAAGAAGTTAGCCGTACTGATTAACTGTAATACAGCAGATCTTGTATTAAGGAACATAATAACTCCGGTTGATCCATTAACCCAATTACTCCAAGCGCTTGTTTCTTTGTCTTGACCATAACTACGGTTTTTACCATTTATCATCCTATATAATGAATCTTCTAAAGATTCACGTACATTTGTTCCATATACGGCTTGGATCTTATTCATGTTAGGGCCTACTAATTTGCCAGCTTCCCATTTTCCAAAGATAGTTTCAACATTTTCAATAAACTCTCCTAAGAATTTTTTTCTTCCTCCGGATTGTGTTATATTAAATAGATCAGAAACTATTGTATCAGTATCCCAATGTTCAGATGGTTCAACCCAGCCGTTTTCTTGACGACTCATAGCTTTTAATCCTTCCTTGAATGCAAGCAATTCTGGATCGCCATTAACCATTTCAACAAGTTTCTTATTGTCTCTTTGTGTTAATCCAGGTATTTCTATTCCTGCATCATTCCACAATGCAACACGTATTGCTTGATCATAAGTAAAGTCACCGTCTGGATTAAGTTTTTCTAATTTCTTTTGTACATCTGGGAATGCTTTTATCAATGCTTTGTATGATCGTTTAATTGATTGACGTGCACCGTCCATTAAATTAACACCATTAATATATGGTTTTAATAAAGCTTCATCAAAGAATTTTTGTTGTTCTTCTCCGCGTTTACCTTTGCCCATAAACTTATATAGTAATAATTCAAAGTCTGCCGCAGATGGTGGAACAAATAAATCAAATTTGTTTTTGCCAGCACCACGTCTTTTTGCTACAATATCAGAATATACTTTGTAACTCTCTACTCCTTTGTTCTCTTCAATAATTTTATTAAATTCATTGGACATAGATTTGCTAAACTTAATTTTAGCTTGTTGTATTTTTGCCTTAACATCTAATACATCAAGAGCGTCTTTAACTGCAGTAACATTTTGGATCGCATCGTCTGCAAAATAGAAATCATTATATCCTTCATTTGCTTTTTCAACAATCCAATCAGCTTTTGCTTGACCTGTGCTATTGCCTAACCCTGTAATATTCTCTAATGGTATGTTAATATCTATTGAAGATAAAAACTCCTGTATAGGAACAGCAGCAGCCTGAGGTCTTGCGGTTAATATAAAGAAATTTTCTGGTCCAAATTTGCCAATCATTTTCTTAATCTTTTCAACCATAGGACCTGGCTTACCGTCAATTACTTGACTAAATTCAGAAAAATCAAATTCAGCGCCTTCAGAAAGTAATCTTGATCCATCTTTTGCAAATTCCTCGGCATTTAATTTGCCCCCGGTGCCATCAGGCATTGTGTATAGCACATTACCTTTAGTTATGCCTAACGTATCATCAAAATCAAAAACAGATATTCCTTTTTGAGGATTATTGTTAGATAAAGAATATAGTACGCCTTTTGAATTTTCTATATTTTGTAAACTTTCTTTGGAATTTACACCAGATTTAGCAAGTTTAACAAGTGCATCAAATTCTTTTTTAGATCCATACTCGCTTTCTATATTAAATATTTTATATCCATCATCAATTAATTCTTGCAAATATAATACAACTTTTGGATCATGCATTCTATTTTCACCTTCCTTATATGCCGGTAAAAAATCATTAATTTTAGCAGGTACTAAATTTACTTTAGAGTTATCAATAAAATCTCTTAATTCATTCTCCGTAATATCACCATTGAAATAATCAACAGCGCGTTTCATAATATCGTAATTTGGTGGATTATGCTCTAAATACGGTTTTTGATTCCGAGTTAATCCCAATACACCAAGCCCAGCTTTAGAAACTTTTCTAGCTAAACCACGTTGGTCAAATTTTAATACAGAGAAATAAGCTTTAAGATCATCAGCAGATACTCCTAATTGTTTAAATTCTTTTATTATATCTATTAGTTCATTGGTAGCAATTTTTGCTTCCTCATTAACTATATCAACATTTTCTTGCCAATTCTTTTTGATTAATTCAGTATCTTTCCAAGCTCTTGCTTTTTCTTCATCTAAATATATTGATTCTCCTCTACCAGCTTTAGCTAATTTATATTCTTTACCATCAAATACACCGCTATATTTAGAGTTAGCCATTATAATAGGCATTAACATTTTTTCAAATAAACCTCTATTGGTAGTTAATGGATGATCTTTACCTAAAATTACATAGGCAAGTGTTCTTATTGATCGGCCATCACTTGCTAACCAATTGTTTATTACTCTAGCTTCATCCGCGGCAGTTTCAGCGTTAAATATAGCTTTTGCTAATCTATCTTCAGATATTTGTACTCCGCGTATTATAGTTTTTGAAAACTTAATATTCCCGCGATCAGCTTGCTTATTAAATTCCTGAACTATTGATTCACCTATTTTTACGCCTTGTCTTTCTTGGTTAGTAGCAAACGCTTCTGATATTGGACCATTTGTTTCAAAATCATTCTTTATTATATCGAATGCCGCCTCTTCTGCAATTGCTTTTGCTAATGATTCTTTTCTACCTCTAATAGGATTACCATCAATTTCTAATATTTGCCCTAAATAATCAGCATCCGAAACATTATTAAATACATTAGGCAAACGTCTTGCTAATTCCGCCCCAGAGGTTCTTCCTGCTAAATCAGTTGATACTGACTCTCTGTCTATTTTTTTACCAACCCAATCTGGATAATTTACATATTTACCATCAATACGTTTTTGAATAGCTTGAGGAATACCACCTTTGCCATCGGCGCCCATTAACCATGTTGTGGTCATATTTTCAAGTACATAACGTTTATGGTCTAATAACCATTTACGTAATACACCGTCTTTTTTACCACCCATTATAGTCTTAAGATCTATATCAAGTTGCTTACCAATCGCATCTCTAATTTCAGCAATAATAGGTGTAACAGTTCTATTTATAGATACTGGAGCATCAATACGATTTTTCAATGTTCTTACAACAGTTAATATCTTATTTTCAGCTGTTTTAAGCTCTTCTGGTGTAAAGATTTTAGACTCTAATGCATTCTTATACTTTGGCTTCTCTTTAGCTGATTCTACAAATCCTAAATCAGCCGTTTCAGTGGCTATTAACCCTTTTTCTTCAGCAGCATCTTTCTTAAAATCTTTATCTAAAACTCTTCTTGAAGCCGTAATTGCTCTAACTGGTAAATACTTATTAATATAAGCAGCTAATGGGGTACCAGACTTTGGATCATATTTAGATATTAAATCTAAAATACCACCAACACCCGTTTCTATTTCATCTGTTAATAACTCTCTGTCAAATCCAGGAGCATCACGTCTTTTATCTACAATCTTTTTAGTAATTGGACCAAACAATTTTATAATGTCTAATGCTCCTTCAACCCCTTTTTCATTGTATATTTGTTGTACCTTATCAGATGATATTGATCCTTTAGAGTCTGCTATTAGTTCTTTTATTTCTGCCTCTGCATCAATAGCTGCTTTTTTCTTAACCTCTGGTTTCTTTTCAACTTTTACCTCTTCAACAACCTTACGTTTTAAATCAGCTTCCTCTTTTTCTAAAGCAAGCATCTTAATTTCATAAGTATCGTAATCAATTTCTCCTTCATTAAGTTGGTCATCTAAAGCATCCATTCTTTCTTCAATAGACTTAGAATATTTTATAGTAGTAGGAACTTGTTTTCCAGCTAATAATTCTTTAGCTCTATTGCTTATTCGACCTTTACTAGCATTTGATTGATATTCTTTTAAGAAATCATAAAAATCTCTTCCTTCACTAAATTTGGCATTGGAAAATCCTAACTTTCTTAATACCTTAAGTATTGGTCTTGCAGCTCTTCTTAATACATCTTTAACTTGGTTCTTATCGCCAATTTCCCCATAAGCAATAGCATCAATAAAAGCGGTAAAATATTCTTCTAAATCTTCATCTTTTAATTTGCCTGTTTTTTTATCTATATAATTTTCATTAATACGTTTTTGTACAACTGCTCTTTCATTAGCAGTTAATACAGATAAAAATCCATTAACAACTTTTTTTCTTTCAATAGGATTACTAAGTGCTTTACCTAATACTTTATGCAAAAATTCATGCTGAGCAACATTGATTGCTCCAGTTCTTGATGCAACACTAAAATTAATTACTGATTGTCCATTTGGTAAACTAAATCCATCTGATTTTGCTGCTTCTTCAACTTCATTATTGATCTGGTCATCAGATTTTATTTCTGTATTAGCAGGCAATTCTTCGTTTAATATAGCTTTTTTAACAGATTCATTTTCTGTTATCAACCATTGCTTATAAGCTTTTTTAAGTTCATCTGTATTCTCAAATACAGCAATAGATCCTTGATTACCTATTTTATTAGCAATTTCTTCTTCGCCTAGACCGGCTACAATCTTTTTAATATTATTAACATTGCTATTTATAACTGCTCTATTGCCTATTATCTTATTTATTTCAGCATATTGTCCAGTTAATAAAAATTCTCTTTCACTCTCTAATCTACTAAATTCATTTTTTAATTCAGCAGCTTTATCTTTCTTAATTTCTGGAGAGAAATTAGACTGAGATAATTCTATGTACGAATTTTTTAAATCCTGTTGTTTTCTATTTATATCTAAAACGGTAGTCATATCCTCAGTAGACATGTCATAAACTCTATCTTCTGAATTTTCAATAACCTTTACAGATTCATTTGATAATGTTTTTATTTCAGATACTATCTCCTCACTTTCTTTACCAGACAACTTTGTGTTTGTTTGTAATTCTGTCTGTAAAAAATCTATGCGGTCCATTATATTTTTACTAGCAGCCATTTCTTGAGCTGTAGCGTAATTTTTTAATTCTTTTACTACAAGTGTAGAAACACCACCGCCAAGTTGCATTCCTCCTCCCATAAATGCTCCGCCAGCATAAGCTTCTTTAAATCTTTTAGATCTTTCAGAAGACGCAACAGTTTTACCCAGTAAGTGTTCGTCTAATAACATATCTAAGCCTTCAGTTAGCACTTCAGTTCCTCCTTCAATTTGACTTTCAATACTTACAATACCTGCTGTTTTTAAGCTTGACTTAATAAAATTTTCTTTAAATATTTGTCTAGGCTGATTACCTACAGAAGACATAACACGCTTCATGTTATCAAACATTCTTAATGTACCTAATTTTTCTGGTACAAATTCTGCAAGAGCAAAACCATATCCGGCTAATAATTTAGTACCTAAATCATAGTCAGATCCAATTTCGTCTTCCATCTCTTGAATCTTTTGCCCACCAGAGCCTAAAGATACGGCAGCTGCTCCATAGTTTCCGCCAAAATACATTGATGCATATACCGGAAGTTGTTCAGATAATAAAGCTGCAGAGTATTTACCAAAGTCAGCAAATGAAGTAACATCATCAAAAGATATATTTTTTACATCTTCTTTAATTCTATTGCCCATTTTTATATTAGCTTCTCCAATTTCTCCCAATAATCCGCCTAACCCAGCTTTGTCTCCTTCTATATATTCTACAGTGGATCCTAATATTTTTGCAGTACCGCCAAGAATGTTAATACCAGTGCCAACTAGTCTGGCCATATTAGCGGTAACATCGTCATAATTATATTTAAAGTATTCTAACTTTTCTTCGTCACTTTTTATTTTATCAATGTAGTTTGGAAAATTGTCATATACTCCTTTTAAACTTTCCACAGCTTTTTTAGCATCCTCTTGACGCACACCGTATTTTGCTATCTCTTCGTCAGTGACATTGCCAGCCGTATATTTTGCTTTAAATTCATTAGAATATTTCTCAAATGCTGCTAACTCATTATTATAAGTTTTTGCAAGTATTGTTTGTTGGCGAGCTAAATCAGAAGATACTAATACATCCTGAGCTGCTCTAATTTTAAGTTTTTCTTTTTGCTCTGCAACTTCTGGAATATATAATGGTTGACTATCCCAATATTCCTCAGCAGTTTTTCCTTGTTGTATTAATACTTTCTCTTTATAAAATATATCTTTTGCAACAGCATCAATATCCGCATTACTTATTTTCTGACCTTTTTTCTTGCCTCTTGATAGTATAGCTATAGCTTCCTTTTTTTCTTTCTCTAATGGCTTGTATGGAGATATAGTAAGATCTATATCCGCCCCGATGGATTGTCCAACCATAGAAACAGGACCTAATACCATCTCATTAAAGAATCCCTTAGCTCCTTCTCTTATATTATCTATTGCTTGCGAATTATTTATTTCATTATTATATTGCTCATCTATTAAATTATAATCAATAGGTTTGCTTTTTATATAATTTACAACTTCTGTTTCTTTATCCTCTAATTTTTCAAATTCTTGTTTTACAGGAACATTAGCAGCACTTTCAAGAGTCTTTTGAATTTTTGCCGCAGGATTTAAAATAGATTGAAGTGGATCTTCTGGAGCAAGTATATTAGCAATGTTCTGTTGATCAACAAAACTAGAAACTTTTTCAGTATTCTTTTTTATATTTGCTTTTTTTGCTTTATTATCCTTTTTAAATGTATCTAAGAATCCTATCTCTTCTTTTGGTTTTGGTTGATCACTCCAGGGGTATTTTTTTGTGGTAGCAGTGGTTTTAGAAGATTTTTTCTTTAAGCCTTTGCTACTTATAATAGCATTAGCCGAGGTTTTTTGCTCGGCTGCCATTTTGTTTATTTGATCCTCTGTATATATTTGCCCTGAGGCGTCAGTGTATTCAAACATAAATACGTATTTTAATTTATTTAATTTTACCCGTTTTTAAGTACTCAATAACCTCTTTTTTAGTATTGAAGGCTATACCTTTATTTGGACCAGATGCTATTGTAAATACTGCTCCATCATAACTTACTTTTTTATTGCCCCAAGTAAAATCATCAGCAGACCCTGCTTCTTGTTCCCATATTAACTTTGAAACATCCGTAAATGTAGGTTTAGTTGTTTTGGCTTTTGGAGCAGATTTAGTTTTAACTTTTGGTGTTACATCTTCTTGCAATATTATATCAGAATCTAGCTTTGTTATAGGTTGCCATTCTGGTATTTGTGTTGTGAAAAAATGATCAACATAAGCATCTAAAGCTTCTGCTCTTTCTCTTTCATCTAATACATTATCAGCATCGAGATATATTGGCTTTAATGCTCTTCTTTCTCTATCAGCATTAACCGTATTATTAATGTGCAAAATTAATTCTGTATCAGACATACCAATAGCTTGCCCTCTTACTTGCTGCATTACCGGTGATGCTTTTATTTGATCAATGTCTACTTTTGCTAATGTTTTATAAGTATTTGTTCCTGGTATATATTCTCTTTTAACTTCAATCTTACCTTCTTTCTTTCTAAGATATGCATCAGTTATTTCGCCTGTTGCTTGAAATTTACCAGGTTTAACTTCTTCTACTTTGAACACGGAGTTATTATTAGCCTTTACCATTTCATTACTAACGGAAGTATCTGGAACAACTCGAATATATTCATTGTCAGAGGTATCTATTTTATTTATTTTAGCAGCATCATAAGATCTTACTTCAATACCTTTGTCATCATAGACTTTCCATAATAGTTTTTTTGGATCCGCGTTTTCATAAACAGCCTTAACTTCCCCTTTTAATTTACCTTGCATTATTTGTAACGCTCTAATATCTTCTGGGTTTTGATCTTTAGCTAATCCTCCAACAACACCGGTACCTCGTATAAATGCTTTATTAACATCTTCTCCCCAACCTGTAAAACTAGTTAAATTTGAAGTAAAATCACCAGATATTGTATTATTTATATCTGCTAACTTTTGCATAGCTACTTGTCTATCTTTTCCAGATATTGTATTATTTAATAATCCAGATTTTAATTTTACTGCTTCTTGTACCAATGGTTCAAAAGTTTCAGCCATGTTGATCTTACTATCAACTGGAGTAATCTTACCTATAGTATTTCTAACTTCAAATTCATATTCTTCTGTCTCACGCTTTATTTCGTCTATCTTCTTTTTATTAAGATCCAATTGTCTCTTAATCTCTTGTTGTTTTACAGCATAACTTTCTGCATAACTAGAAAATGAACTAGCTATAGTTGCTTGTAAATTTCTAAAATGCTGCCCGGTTTGTGTATCTACTAATTGTGCTGGATTTTCGTATGCTCCCATTGTATCTTTTTTATAATAATTTATCTAGTTGGTACAGTTATACCTCCCGAAATTGCGCTTTCTAATTGATCAGACACAGCCGTTGAGTCTTCTCTATATGAACTAGTAGTAGGAGTAGTATCAGGCATAGTTCTATTGGTTGAACCAGCCGAACTCATAAATGAACTAGCTATTGAAGACAATCCTCCAACCATTCCTGTAATTGCTCCTGTTCTATCTGCATTTGCCTGCATTAACTGAGCTCGAGCTATATCTTGTTGACCAGCAACACGATTCATTTTAGCAATTTCTCTTTCTTCTCTAGTACCAAACATAAATGCTTTGCCTTGAGCTTCTGCACTTTGTACTCTTTGAGCTTCAGCCATTTTAATTTCCTGTAGCTTTTGTTCTCCTTGAGCTCTCAATTGTTCGTTATTTGCTTCTTGCTGTTCTATACTTGCAGATATTTGTTTTTTACTTTGTAATGCGGCTTGAGCTAAAGCTGTTGCTCCTCCGGCTCCTGCTCCAGTTTGTTGTAATGTATCTAAAGTGTTTGCTAATGAAATATCAGCTTGTTCAGCTTGAAATTCTGCTGCTTGTGTTGCAACACCTAAACTAGCATAAGGATTAGACATCATAGAGCTTACGTCTTTAATGCCTTCGTATGGATTAATAATAGCTTGTCTAGTACTTTCTAAAAATTCTAGTTCCTTAGCTCTTCTCTTCGCCTCAGCTGCTGCTTTTCTAGCCGCTTTCTTTGCGCTACTAGCCCCAAAAAGACCACCAACAATTTGAGCCCCTGCTCCAATTAATGCAGCCCCAACCATAGGAGCAATAGCATATTGAGTAGCAGGCATTATATCTTTTATTAGTCCAAAATTGGGAACATCCAAAAATATGTTTAATAACATAATATGTTAATTTAAAAGTTTGTATTTATTATATTTTTATTTAATTTAGTAAGATGACTCTGTATATTCAGTAGATGCTGCAAATAATTCAGTTCTGGTTGAATATTGTGAATTATTAAGGCTAAATGAGCAGATTGCATAGAAACCTTTAATACCTGACATAGATTGGCCTTCTATAACATCTCCACCGCCACCTGCTGTAATATTTAATATGTTTGCAAAGTATTTATTTTCTTTTGCTTTAAAGTTATTTACTAACAATTGACTTTCTAAAGAAGCTAAAGTAGCCATACCACTATAATTAATTGCGGGCTCTATAGCTGCCGATGTATCAGTATTTGTCTGTATGCTGTCTACTCTCCACCCAATATCTCCCTCATAATTTAAAGTATTAAAGTTTTTAATTAAAGAAGGATTAGCATTAAGTATTACAACAACTTGAGAAAGATGATCTGCTGAGTAAAAATTACCTCTTGTTACAGCTGTAGAATAGTGCTGCCAAGTTTGTCCATCTTTAAAACTATAATAATTGTTTATTAAGCTACCTATAAAATCAGGTTTATAACTAAAGAAACTGGTCCACCCATTAGCGTCTTCATCAAATGACAATGTAGAATAACTGCTTATTTGGGCTGGTTGTATAGATAATACATATTGTTTATTATGCATATCCCAGCCACCTATTAATTTACCAGTATTTCCTACATTACTAAAAGCATCTCTAAAATAATCGCGCATGCCATAGTCAGAAATTTCTGTAATACCATCTTGTGATAATCTTAAAACTGCATTTTTGTTTTTATCTGTGAAGTATTTTCTATATCCATAAACAGCAAAGCTTTCTGGATTTCTACTTATTCCGTATTCACCAGCATAAGCTTGTATTTGCCCAATTACTTGAGCACCAGAAGTTGTTATTGGCATACCTTCTGCAGAATAAATAGCATCTTTATCAATAAGAGCTCTACTTACTTTTAACTCTTGAAAAATTATTAGGTTGGTATCTTCTGCATATAATTTCTGAATTGATCCTTGTGCAGGATTAACAGATCTGCTTATATCTTCGCCAACTGAAAATTGATTTGTATTATTAACCCCAGTTCTTGAGTTAAATATACCTGAATATATTAATGAACTAGGTCTAATTTGTTGATTATTATTGTCTTCAACTAAATATGCTTTAACGCCAAAGTCAACAGAGGTATTATTATAACCACCTCTAATTCTAGCTTCTTCTATATACCAATCTGTATCAAGTTCTTCGTAAGCTTGAGGTATATATTTAAAATCCACTATTTCACCAAATGTTAATGTTGTACCAACTGGCAATGTAACCTCAAGAGGCTCCTGCAATGTTAATACATCACCGGTAACAAATGATCTTATTATTGATGAATATATAACGCTAGCTATAGTGTAATATATAATTTGACCAACGCCAACATTTGGTTGTACGTGGTCTAATGTTATAACCGAAGATCCAGCTAAGGCTTCAACGGTTATACTATTATCATTTTCTGTTTCACTTGGGGATACGTCAACAACAGATGTCATTTTCTTCAGCCAAAATGAATTGAAATACTTTAATTCTAATGTTGCACTCATATATTATGATCACTTGTTTTTTTTAATTTTTAGTAATATCGGTATATTTCATTATACTAATCAGGTATAATACCACATGTACTGTCTATTGCACAAGGTGCTGATGTTACAAAATTAGATTGCTCAAATCCTCCAACTCCTCCTAATGTAAATTGTTCTAAATTACCTTCTTCATCTAAATAAGTAGTTTGACAAAAAGGACCATCGGTATAAGATATATAATCTACAGAGTAATCTTCTGTAATTCTAACCGCTAATCCATCTTTTTTATTAGAAGCTATATCAAATACAGCAGCAGAAGTATAAGTTAATTTCCAACTACTGGCGTTTGTTGGGTCATATACTTCAAATCCAGATTCAGGGCCCCCAAACCACCAATGACCTTCTTCAGTTAATTTTTCAAATGCACCAGCGGCTGTTCTTTTACCACCTGGTAAAGCCGTAAATAACGTACTATTTGTTGCTCCAGTATTTGGGTTATCCCAATGATCAAGCCCTTGTTCTTTTAAAGTACCTCCTGCATTAGAGGGTGTATTTGATGTACAAGACCACAATGCACACAATTCTGTTTGATGACCCTCTAAAGAACCTGATCCATTCGAAGCATATATAACATGATAACCCGTTGGAGCAAATTGTTTACGCAAACTAGGATTAGCTAATGATGCCGCATTATATATTCCCATAACGGCATACCAATTATATAATTTACCATATACCGCACCTGTTGCAGAATCATTGTTATAATAACACCATGCTCCTGTTTCTAAAGCCGCCCATGCTGTGGAATTTGAAACTTCCGGTATTGGCGTACCATCCGAATAAGTTACCCAATCCGCATTACGAGATCCCCAGCTTCTACCGCATATTTCAACAGTGCCAATAGATATTGTTATTGTACATTCGTCTGTTTGTGATCTATATTTTAATTGAGGATCACTAGTAGGTATGCCAAATGAATTAACAGCATCCTTAACTTGTATATTTAATGTAAATACTTCTGATGTTGGGAATGTATCTAATAAGAAAATTTCTCCATCGCCAGTTGTTGGATTTTTTACTATTGAAAATAAATCTTCCCAGCCTGCAGTAGAGGTATTTAATATCTTCCAATCAAGTTCAATTTTCTTAAGTGTATTTAAATGTGCTCCGTTATCCGCTTGATATATATATATTGGAACACCAGGGGTTGGATTGGGAGAAGGCAAATCTAATGTAACAGGACAAGTATTTAATATTGTCGGGGCTACATTTTCTAGTCTACCTATTTCTTCAAACACAATAGGAGTAGGGGAATCTTCAGTCGTTATAGATATTTCAAATGTAAATGTTGTTGAAGCGGTATCGTTTATAAAAACAAAATCGTCTTGTATGTATAATCTATAATGATTAATACCACCACCTACGTCAATTGTTTCAATACCAAATTTACCTGTAACTATATTTTGGTCAACTGTATTATCTCTAACAACTATAGTAGCTCCTGTAGAAGGCAACTCTGTAGAGGTTAATGATACAGGCCAAAATTCGCCAGAAATATATTTTTCTGTAATACTCAACGGGTCATTTGATTCTTTAAAATCCCAGTTTATATCTGATAATCCAACGATTCCCTCATAGCCCGTTAAAACATCGGCATTTAAATCTGATATTAATCCAGATGTTGAAGTTTCCCAAAATATATCTAATAAAGAGTATACAGGTTTTGTTTCATATATACTTAAATATGGCTGCATATTATTATCAGCGTTAGTATATGCAACAGTACTTTCAACAGCTGTTACGCCCATTGCATCAGAAGTTGATATTCTGGCTATAAGGGGAGTAGTCTCTAATTGATAGAAATTAAATACGGCCGATCCTAATGTATTATCAACAGATGAAGTGTACATGCTTAAATCATCGGCGGTACCAATAGCAATAGCCACATCGGCTTTTGAAGATGGATAATACTGCACGTTATTTGCGTCTTGTCCATCTATTGTATTTTGCACTCGCCCAAATAATTGAACACTACTTCTATATAACTTTTGATCTGGTCCTACCTCCGTTAAATCACGAGGTATTTTATTTATATTATCATTTATTAAAACGGTATGTGCAACTTTATTTATTTCTGCTACTGGAAAAACTGTTGTATTTATTCCATTATCTAATGACGGTGTCCCAGCTGTATAATTAACTTGCGACCCATAAGTCTGCCCTTTCGGGTAACCATTAAGCATACCGGGAAGGTATACATTGTAATATTCCTGTTCTTGTTGCCTAACAACTACTTTGTAAGAATACCAACCTAATTGATTAATATTGTACGACCATTTGGTATCAGTAGGATCATTCAGAGGAACTCTTTTATAAAAGTCGTTTACTTGTGCCTCCGTTGTAATTACATAAGTTGGGGCTGCAGTTGCATCAATAGCTGTTATTTCTACATAATCAACATATTGCCCTCTTAAATATTCCCCTACTGTTGGTATAGTTCCATCGGCTACAGTGAATGTATAAGTTGTACTTGTTATTGTTGTAGTGCCAGTTAAATTAAACCCTCCTACAGAAGCAGTTGTTGCATATAAACCAGGTTCTCCAGTAGCTGTATTGTTATTTGAGTTTATTGGAGTTTCAACCAAAACAGATAAAGCGTTCCCAAACCAGTTTTTTATTACCGGTACATTGCTTTCTGTAAAATAAGGTGAATATATTGTTGATCCACCATATTTATTACCTTCAGAAACTGTTGCAAGAGTATCTAATGAAGATAATATAACAGATGATTGTCTTCCATATTTGTCTGCTAAAATAAATCCAACTTGGTATGTTCTGTTCTGTTTTAATGTATGATTTGGGTATTCTATAAAATTTAATGAATAGTCTTGCTTTTCATTAACAGAAACTTTATAACCAATAGATCTTGGAGCAGTATGATTTTTTACAAAATTACCATAAACAATTCTATTGCCTACTGACTCTTGAGCTAATGCTCTAACAGGAACCATATCATAAACTCTTGTTGTTTGATCAGATGGTAATACTTTATATGGTTTTGTGGATTGGTACTCGTATATGTATACATTAGAATCTGTTATAGCTTGAAATTCTGTAGCAGGTATTGTTTCAACAACACTAACAGCAATTGCATCGGATTCTTTGTATAATATATCAAGAGCTTGTATTTTATATGAACCTGTAGAGTTTGAACAAATATCTGGAAATGGAATTAATAATTGTATATTATTAATATTATTTTCCATCCAATTTAAAACAGTACTTGTGTAAGCATTTGTTTCATCCCCATTTATGAAGTATCCTTTTTGATTTGGTATAAATACTATTTGAGTAAATGGTGCCATTATTGAATATTCACCATCATCAAATCTAAATCTATAACTAAATCTAACATATCTACCAGTTAAATAAGCGGGATCCCCTGGCCATAATGGTTCTTCAGAATCATCACTCATCGTGGATATTAAAAATAGTAATTCTGCATTATCTGCCAATGTAACAGGAATAGATACCGTTACAGTTGATGCACCGGTATTAACGCTTTCTACTAAAACGAATGAACTATCGACAAGTCCTCCACCTATAACTGTCATACCTGGAATTATCCCAGTTGTACTTGCTACTGTTATTATTGTAGATGCTGCAGAAGGTTCTGTTGTGGTTGTTTCTACTTTCTTTACTAAAGATATAGCTTCTACCGGAGCATATCTTGCTACAGAAATTTGATGTTCTTGTGTATAATAAGGATTTAAACTTGTTGCCGGAGATAATATAGCTGATTGTACATTTATTTTTCTTGGCTGATTTCTATTGTCAGTCCAGAATAATAAATTTTCAACTAAATTAATACCAGTTATTATATTGTCTTGTGAAAAATTTAAAAAATCACCAGACACTAATACTATTGGGTTAGGACCAATATTTAGATCGGCAACGCATATTGCATTATATTTATTACCGGTAAAGGAAGAATAATTATTTGTTAGAAATTGATATATACGATTATTAGGATTGTCCATAAAATAACCGATACATTTAGTTCCTTCAGGCAATGAAATACTTCCGAATATACTATTACCTAATACATTCTGCACAGCACCAACATCATCGCTTTCCGATTTGCCAATAGATATATTTAGAGCATCTCTGTACTCGCCGTTAGGAATAAGTCTATTATCTAAATCTTTATTCATTTTAGATAATAGAAAAGTATTTTTAATTTCTGCCATTATATTTTAATGTTTTATCCATTTAGATTTGCCTCGCATTACCTGTACAATTTCATGTAACTTAATATTAGATAATCTTAACTTAGCATTTCTTAGTTTTGCAAATTTTTCTTTATTTAATCTTTGTACCAAATATTCAGGATAATTAGCTCGCGTAGATACTATTGAATGTAATATATAAGCATACATCGCGTCTTCTGCCATTTTTGGTACTCTAGAATCTAAATCATAAGCTAATCCATCAGATATATAGTCCAATGTTATAATCATTTTATGTAGATTACTTGAAAAAGATACTTTGCCTTCTCTATCGTTTATTGTAAACCAACCATTACCTTGAGCATATTGAGGATCTAATCCGTATTGTCTTCCAACAATACCAAAGTTATCCCAACCATAATCATAAATATCTAGTCCATTATTGTAATTAACTGCATTAGCAAGGTATGTGCCGTTAAGCATATCTGTATTGGCTCTTCTCCAACGCTCCTCAATGATAGGTTCCGTATTAATGTTGTTATTAAAACTGTCTTGTATTTCTACTCCTAAATCGTCCTGTAAAGGAGCTTCTGAAGGATTAGAAGTTAAGTTATTAGCTGGATAGATTGGATGCTTCACGCCTTGTCTATCGATCCAATACATGCCAACATAGTTAACATAATCCTGAGGTAATACAACGCTTAGTGAGTGAGGTATTGTTAATTCCTGAGACTTGATGCTTTTCAATGTGTCATAGCTAAATTCTTGCATTGCGCGTTTAGCATGGAATATAACATCTGTTCTTTTTACGTCTTGTATTAATTTACCGGGTCCTACATAAGCAACTATAAAATTGTTTATTACATCAGATAATTTAGTATACTGGTAACCTCCGTAGTTTTCTTCCACGGTAGTCCCGTAGGCATCGTCATCCCCATAGTTACCGCCTGTTAATACTTTTAATTGTACAACAATATATTCTCCATCTGCAGGAACGTAAGTAGAAAATGTTATTACATTGTTAACAACTGTGTATACTTCAAAGCATTCTGTATATGTACCAGGTAGTCCAGTAGGGCTAGTGAATAACTTAAAGTTATTTAATGCGTAATTTTCACTATTAGGATCATACGAATAAAAAACTAAATTTGTATTAAATGTTGTTTCAAATTGAATTGTAGAATTATCACCAATGAAGCCCTGGGCTCCTTCATAATATTGTCTATTAGTTTCGGTGATTAACCCTCCGTTTGGCATTGGCATAGTCCTTAAGATTTAGAGTTAATTTGTTCTGCTTGTATTTGCTGAGCAGCTACTTGCACTATTTGAGCATTTTGTATAACAACTCCAGCATATAATAATATTTTTAATATAACATTTGTTTGTTCCGCTACTGTCAACTCAAAATTCTGCGATGTAGCCGGATTAAATACGTATGTATAATTTGGCGCAGTACTGGTAAAATTCCAAATAACATTCTTTGGTTTTCTAACAAATGATGTTGAAATACCAGTTGATATTGTTGTTGGATAAAGAAAAAGTTTTTCTCTTTCATATACGTACAATGGGTACTGTGTAGTCGGCTTTGTTAATGGGGAACTATTTATATATAATAAATCATTTCTTTGTACTCTTTGAACTTCAGTATCATCATTATATATAACAGTACCAAGTCTATAAAAATCTGCATTTGATATTGTAACTAATATCTGAAAAGAGGTTGCTCCTGGAACCACTGATAAGAATAAGTTGGTCCCAACTATAGAGTATGCGGTAGTTGGTTGTAAAATACCATTAAAATAAACTTGAGGTGTTCCGGCACTGATTTGTGTAGTAGTTAAAGTAAGTGCATATACTGAGACCCCTGATGAAGTATTTATAACAGGGTTTGTAAATAATGGGGCAGACGATGATATAGGGACCGCAAATTCATTGCCTCCCATATAATCACAATTGCCTATTGTTTTAAATATAGATAAACTACCATCTAAATTTTTTATACGATCAGCATATTCGCTATCGTTATCTGGCACTCTTAATTGCTGGTTTAAATCATCAAAGTATGATTCAAATATTTCTAATTGAACCTGCGTTGCTACTTTGTTAAATTCATCAGGAGTCATATAGCCTCGCTGTTCTTTATTAAGTATTAATAAAACCGTTTTGTAAACTGTATCTACATTTATTGCCATCTTGAGTATTTATTATAATATTTAGGCAGTTACTGCACTCTGTGTACAATAACTACCTATATATTAGTATTACGTATTATTGAAGTTTTTTCTCAATAGATTGGAATATTTCTATACCTTCATCTGTTTTGAAAAATGCTGCCATAGCCGAATACGGATTTTCATCAAAAGGAACGGTCATTAATTTTTTACCGTTTGTTGCCCATTTGAAATCACGTTGATCAGGTGACAACTTTATAATGTTAGCTTCGCAAGCTTTAATAGCAAAATTACGTAGCTGAATATTTTCATCATTAACCAAATCTAAGAATAAACTTGGGTTTCTTTTAGCAAAGATCAACAAATCTCTTTTTATCTCCTTAGAAGTCATCTTAGATACCTTAGATCCAATCTCAACTCTTAGTATTGCTTCTGCTTGATCAATATCCATTGCTTTAGCTGCAGTCATTGCCTCTAATTCCATTTCCAATGTATCAAGCTCATCCACCGCAATAAGTACTGCATCAAATTCTTGATACTTCTTATTTAACATGGGGTGATAAAGTGATAATAGTTTTTGTAAATTTTGCTTTTCTTTTGAAACAGTAAGTGTTCCGTTCTTGAACATAATATGTCCTAATGTTGCTTCCCCTTTTTGTTCATCAACAAATGGAGAGTTTTGATTAGTTGCATATCTTAATTCTCTTTGTTCTTTTAAATCTTCATCAAACCATAATAATGGAAATCTTCTTGAATGTCTTGATGAAATTGTGTATGTTAACGGACTATGAGGTCCTGTTAAAATGTATGTTCTATCTTTAACCTCCCAATTTTGAGGCTCGGTTTGTTTTAATTTTGACATGATATAATATAATTAATTATTTTTTTATTTCGAGAGTAAAAAAGAGTAAAAGTTACCCCCGTAATTTCAACGAGGGTAAAATTTACACTAATTATTAGTATTAAGATACTGAAGTGAACAATACAAAGTTGTTAGCACCTTGTACACATAAACATCTTTCAGACAAGAAGTTTACCTCCATTGCATCTAAATCAGATGTATATGCTCCACCAACAGATCCAAGTACCCAAGATTTCATTCTACGGTCATCAGCTTGTGAAGCTCTATAACGAACGTGTAAGAATGGTCTACGAATGTTTGTACCTAATACTTGATCGTAAACAGTTGAAGTACCAGCTGGAACTAAAATTCCATCAATAGCTGATTGAGCAACTGCTCCACGAGTAGAAGCATCATTCAAATATTTCCAGTCAGTTTTATAGAAATCGTAAGATCCTCTACGGAAACCAGAGAAACCTAAGTTTAATGCCATTTCAGAAGAGTTTTCAAACAATCCAAAAGCAACACCACCAGCAGTTCCAGAAGAAATATCAGCTAACATATCATCAAAGTCTAATGAAGTTTGACGGTTTAAGAATAACATGTTCTCTTCAATAGCTCCTTGAGTATCTAAGTTTCTTAAGATTGAATCAAATTCAGCTAATCCAGCAGCAGCAGTAAAGTTGTTCAATACATTACCTCTTTCTTCAACAGCAGAGAATAAACCTTGAGTACCTTTTTTACCAGCAGCTAATGCAGCAGACCCTGTTGCAGCTAATTCTCCCTCAACTACAGACATTTCTAAGTAATCTTCAAAACGTAATCTTGTTTCAGACTCTGCTTTTAAATACCACATAAAACCACCTGCTCCGTCCTCAGTAGCAATTTCTACCCAACCAATCTGAGCAGTGTCAGAACCATTAACAACATATTTGTTACGAATGATAATAGGAGAGTTAGAGAATTGTGTGAAGCTAGGCTCAATGCTAGTGTAGTTGTCATTTGTTAATGTAGACCCTTTAGCATACTCAGAACCATAAACGAAGATTTTTAAATCGTCCATACCATCTGTAAATCCGGCAGCAGCTAATGTAGCAGCGGTATAAGGAGCAACAGTTAATGCGCCAGTAGTAATATTACTAGCAGTAACGATAGCTTTAACTTCTAATCCAGTAGCAGGATTCATAATAACGATAGTCTGATTAATAGAAATAACGTTTTGCACGAAATCTGCAGGGTTAGCTGGAGTTAAGTCAACAGGAATAAGTAATGTATTTGCAGCAGCACTTACAACATCAACACCTGTATAAGCAATATGTAATCTATTTTGTTCTGACCAAATAACCTGATCAGAAGCCATTGGCATCTCAGCTCCTACCATACGTAAGAAACCAGATAAAGTTCTATTACCATAACGCTCTACTTCTTGTTCGTAGATCTCTGGTAAATATTGTTGAGCGAAAGATACGAAATCCGCATTGTTAGGATCCGTAAAGTTTAAATAATTTGTATCTAAAGCTTGTTGCTTCTGAGACGGTTTAATGGTCCCAAAGTTAGGCGTAACATTTGCCATAATTTTTTAAATTTTAATTGTTAAATTTGTTTTTGATTTTCAGTTTTGTAGAATCAACACCATTAACTGCTTTTACTTTAAAACCATTTACAAATATTTCACCGCTCGAAGTTTGTCTTGGAGCTGTATTTATATTATTTGATTTTGCCGTAATTTCTTTAATTGCATCGGCTTTCCCTTGCTCATAAAAATGGTGAGCTAAAGTATCTACGTTTTCAGCAGCATACATTGCTTTATGATAACCTTTCAAATCTGTTACTTCCCCTTTATCGTTCAAGAACTTCTTGACTAAGTTAGTAATATTTGATTGTTTATCAGCTACACTCTCTGCATTTTGAACACCATATCTAAAATTCTTTTCACCTAATTTGAAATCAAAACCTTTGAAATCTTGGGTAAAGAAACTTTTCGTGTCGTTCTTAAACTTTGAATGTTGGCTTTCAACAACTTCCTGCTCTTTTTGGTAGCGATTAAAAAAGTCCATTGCCTTTTGCTGATCTTTGTTTATACTTGGTCGTAACCTTACTTCCTCATAATATTTAGACTTAAGATCCTCTAAAAAACCCTTGGCTTTTGCAACCTCTTCCTTAAACGCTAATTTCTTTTTACGGATTTCACGTTCATCGTCCTCGTCTTCATCGTATGCAAATCGATCATCCATAAGAAAATCAATTTCATCTTCATTTAGATGAGGTCTAGTTTTTTTATAATATTCTTTTAATAATAATTCATTGTTAACATTTGAGTAATCTGCATTCAATCTAACGTAGTCTTCAACAGATCCACCCGTGTCTTCCATAAATGAAATTAACTTCTCAATGTTTTCTGGTAATTGTTTGCCAGTTGCTTCTGCAACATTAACGGCTTCCTTAGCTTCTTCAACTAATTCTTGTGCACTTGCAACAACCTCCTCTTCAGTTATTTCTTGTAATGCATTAATTTGTATTACTTCTTCGTCTTGCGTTTTACTGTCTTTGGCAACGATTGTGGGTTCGGGGTTTCCTTCATCCACTCTCGGCAATTCCACTTTGGTGACTTCATTGACCAGCACGCTTTCATTTGTTGTTTGCTCTTGAACGGCATTCTCTTCTGTTTTAGTTTGTAAATCAACTTTTGCTACTATAGCAGGCTTATTTAATTTACGGGGGGCAGCTTTTGGTTTTTGTAATTTAAAAGTTCCCTCTTGTTTTACTTCTTCTGACATGATATAATAATATAAAATTGGTTAATATTTTTTTTACATAAGACCTAAGTCAAATTCTTCTGCTCCAGAGTTTTCAAAATCTTTTGGCAATGTATTGTTTTTTCTTTGCTCAATTAATTCTGATTGTTGTGTAGCTTGTATTTTTGTTCTTTGATCTTTTCTATCTTCTGCTTGTTGCAGTTTTTGATTAGCAATATCCACTTGTAATTTTGCTAATTCGAAATCATATTGAAATTGTTCTGCCATAAGCAATTTCTTAATTTCTAATTCCTGTTGCATTCTTTGTATCTCAAATTGAGATTTTGATTGCAATACTTGTATTTCGGTTTGAGCCAATGCCTCCCTTTTCTGTACCTCAGCCATAGCGGCCGCTTCTGAGGCCTGTGCTTGAGCTTGACCCTGGGCGCGTATCATTTCTTGTTGGTTAGCTTGGTCTTTCTCTTGTTTTTTCTTCTTCTTGAATTTTAAAGCTTGATTAGCTAAACCTATATTGCTTATTTGGTTTAAATCAATTACATCTTCAAGATCTATATTACCAGATTGCAATGCTATTTGTACATTTCTTTCAAATGCTGCTTTTTCTTCTTCTTCTGGTTCTAACTCTAAGAAAATACCGAAGTCATGCATATTAAGATTCTCAATTTCCTTTAGTGTTTCAACATTGAATAAAGATATACTCTCTATTAAGGATTGTTTTGTCAATGGAAAATTAAGCGAATCCGCAATTCTTAAAGATATATTCTCACAAGTTCTCAATGTTAAATATAAACTAGCATCTTTAATATGTCTTGTAGCAGTATTAGAATTTGCTGCAGCCATCTTTTGTAATCCAACTAATGCGTCTTTATCTGGAGTACTTCCATCTCTTGCTTCATTTAATCCCGTAACATCACGTATCATTTGTAAGTAATACTGGTATGTACCTATCAATGCTTGTATTTTAGCATTTCCGTTTGATGTTTGTAATTCTTGAATTGGCACTTTGCCAGGATTCATTCCTCCATCTTGCGACATAGAACGACCAACAATACTACCTGTTTGGAAATACATATTTAAAGCTTCCGCTGGATTATAATTTGTTCCATTGCCTAGATCAACTTCGGCTAATCCATCAACATCGACAAATACACCATCAGGGACCATTCTTGATAACACTTGTTGTAACTTAAGATGCGTTAACTGAATCATATCAGCAAAAGTAGTTGTTCTACTTACCAATGATTCAATTCTGCCTTTATATATTCTTGGTGCACAAATGTTATAATTCATCTGTACCTTTGTTGTATCAGCAAATGGTCTAGTCATATTTTCAGCTAACTTCCATTCTAACATTTTCTCAAACCCAAGAATCTTAGCACCTGAATATAATACCTCAATACTTCTTGATACTCTTTTAAAGTTATCATTTTCTGGCGGATTAAAACTATCGTCTTTCTCTATAGCTTTCTCTAACCCTTGCTCATTATATTTTATTTTAAATACTTGATTTGAATATGTTTTGTATTCAAAGTATAGTACTTGAACAGTTGTATTATCATTACTTTGTCCAGGATAGTTACGAATATAATTCATATCACCTGGATATTTTTCAATTTCTTTTAAATCCTCATCAGATAAATATGGAAATTGTTTCTTTAATTCTTCTAAGCTAATAGCTTTAACTTCTCCAACATAATAAACGTCTTCGAAGTTAGGATCTTCTGTATATGAATATACTAAATTTGCAGGATCAACATAATCAATAACAATACCATTAGCAGGATTCCATGATGTTTTTGCACATGCAATACCTATAACAGTTAAATCATAATTAAGTCTTTTAGCAATTAAATCATATTTATTTGTTGCTAATACTTGATTTATAACTTCTTCTTCAGCAATTTCAATAGCTGGCTTATAGTCAAGCTGTAATCTCATTTCTAACTCTTCTGTTGATTCAGGCAAGTCGTCTGGATTAGTAGTGTTATACATATTGACACCTAGCTTATTTTGTATTTCTGCAAGAAATTCACGCGCCATCATATCTCTAATTATACCTGCAGCATAATCAGTTTTTGCTTTAGTGGATGCGGGATCCTGAGCATAGGCTTTTATACTATAACTCTTATTTGATATACCATTAACAACAATGTCAACAAACTTAGGTAGAATAGGAATTGGTTTCCAGTCTAAATTCAAATAAGATAAATCACCATTAATTGATAATTCATCTTTATATTTTTGTATAGGTTGTTCACCTCTAGCGTAGAGCCTTAGTCTATGGAAGTTTTGCCAATTAGAACCAAATCTATCATTGCCAGCTCCTCCAACCCTATCTCCCCTAAACCATTCGTTTTCAATAGCTCTACCAACTAAAGCTCCGTATTCGAGTGATTCCTTTACACTATCAGGTACTACCTGGCTTGGAAAAGAACTGTTACTATTAGTATAAATCATTTATTATATTATTTTTGAAGTATTGCCATTATTGTCGTATCTCTTAAAATTCAAAGGCACTGTCTTTTTTTGTACCTCATGAACGGGAGAATACATGTGCCTATTACATGCCATTATAGCTAAGCCCGAACTAATAGAGGCATCATGCTTTGTTCTATCATTGATATTAAATCTTGCCCAGTCATTTAGTGTCTTTTGAAAATACATATCCCCATGATAATCGCCTTGGATGCCAACATAATTTTCTATATACGTTTCGATTGCTGCTGCATGTGCTTGTATAATATCTTGACCGGAGTTAGGTATACCGCCAATCTCTTTCTCTGTTGGAGATAATTTATTCCATGTCTTATCTGGTCTATTCATTGAAAAACCCCTATATCCTCTTCGTTTAAAATAATATAACAATCTAGCTTTATTATTCTCTGCTAATATAGGCATACCATAAAACACGCAAGCCATTAATACTTCTTCAAAGAATATTTCCGCTGTTTGCGGTCTGGCTACATATTCAAGAAAGAAATGGTTTGCAGGTATATTTTCCATTGAAAATTTTGTTAACCCGTGTAAAGCTCCGTTAGAACCTCTTGTATCAACTGTTCCTGATATATCATAACTATCACAGCCAAAAGCGCCACAGTGTTCATTACCAGGATATTTGACACCATCTTTTATTATTACGCGGTTTTGTAAGTATTTATCGGGAACCCAGGTAATTAAGAATCTTCCATCTTGATTTGGGTAAAACATTACTTTTGAATCTTGTATTCCGTTTTCCCATTGAAAACTTCCACGAGTAATAACATTTGTATTTCTTAAATCATCATTATAATCAATCTGCTCATATATCTTTGTCAAATTGAATAATGATTGTTTTGTTTCGTCTCTAAAAGCGTGTTGTTCTGTTCTTGGAAACTGACGGTAATATTCATTTAATGCATCAGAATCTCCTTTTAAGCCTTCAACTTCATTTTGCCAATGCTCAATTACCCCTATTTCAATCCAGTTGCCATCAACGCCTTTTATTGGTTTTGTCGGAGTATCGAAGACAGGTAGGCCATAAGTATCAATGAATCCCTCGTACGACCATTCCATAGGTATGAACAAACTATATAATCCTGAAGCAGTCTGTCCATTGCGGTTTCTTTTTGTAACATCTGAATTGTAATAAAGTTTTTTAAAGTTTTCTCCTCCCTTATCTAAAGCATTTGATGTTGATCCCATCATACACTTACCAATAATTCTTGATCCTAATCGTAGACAGGTTTTAGTAACACGCCAGTTATTTAATATATTATCAGGTCGTTCCCATTTACCACTTTCATCGTGTACTAGTAACTTTAACTTTTCACCATCATAGGAGTTATCTCCTGTGTTCTTCCAGTCAATAGTTGTATCCAATCCATCTAACTCTTCTAACTTTTCATTAGTATCAAGTTTTTTACGCGTAAGTTTTGATGCAGGTATTCTATATGCTAATTCTGTTTTTGGTCTATCCATACCATCTTGGATAGGTTTAAAAAAGAATGGGTAATTTATAGATATTGGCACTACTTTGTCTGTGAACATCTTTTTAGCATCTGATCCTGACTTAGAAAGTATACCGTATCTGGAATCGCTTGATATAGTGGCTTGATTAACTAGCTCAGCAGAGGACATAAATGAAAACCCGGAACGTCTATTTTTTAAATAAGACATACCGTAACATCTACTATCTGCTTTACAAGCTTCCCAGAATATAAAGAACAATCTATTAGATTCTCTGAAATCTGGAGCACCAATATCTATCTTACTCCATTGCAAGTACATGTAGTGTGTACCCGTTATATAAGTAGGTTTCCCATTATTATAAAAAGCGAAACCCTCTTCTCTATATTTAAATTCTTGATCGATGTAATCATACCAATGCTCTTTAAAAGCCTCCGGGTATTTATTCCAATCAAAAACATTTTTTATTTTTGATATTTCTTTTGGAATTTCTAATTGTTCCCAATATTGATCTTCCTGTTTATTAGATCTTTTATATGCTGCGTCTATTAAAGGCAAAGCAATTTTAAGATTTTGTATTTCGTATATTTCACCAATCTTTCCAGTCTTACTGATAACAACAACATCATGCTCACGGTTATATCCATATTCCCATTTGTTGTGTCTATTCTTTTGCTTTATTATATTAGGCCTAATGTGATCGGTAATTTCTTTATATAAAGTTTGTTCGTACATTATCTAGACCTCCCTTCTGCAAAACCTTTGAAAACTTTTGTTTCAGTAGTATTTTCTGCTTCATCCATCATTCGCTCTTCTTCCTGAATACGGCTTAATATTTCAAATGCATCAAAGATTGCAAGCTTTTTTGTGGCTGCTGCATTTTTTAATTTGTCAGCAGATAAATCATCTTCTCCATTTTCGAGGATAGCTTCTTCGGCCACTTTGATTAATTCTAATACAGCTTTATGACCAGCGGCTATTATATTCCTCTTCGTCTCCTTTATATCCATATTTAATTACAATATCATTAGATTTCATACAATATAATCTCTGATCATCTATGATAAATTCAAATTCCCCATAAGGTTTGTATCCAACTAGATCACCAGGATTGATTCCGAGCTTGTTTAAGGACTCGTTTCCATATTTTAGTATTCCAATATGCTTACGCTCTTTATCAAGCTTAAATTGGTCTATATTTTTTATTGGTTTAACAAAGCAACGGTCTCCATAAGAGTGCCATTCATTATTTTTGTTATACAAATAAATTTGGTCAGGAGCACAAAAGTATAAATCTTCTTTGAAGTATGATCTACTATTCTTTTGTCTACCTTTAATATCATAAAAGCGTCTAAATACATTATGGTGTATTACAATAATATCACCAGGTTTTATATCGGTTTCAAAAGCCAATGGTACAGAAACTACTTCTGCCAATTTATTAACTGATTTGAAACTTTCTATTCTAGTATTTATTATTAATTGTTTACCATTAACATCAATACTATTATTATATCTAGAGCCTACAGGTTTAATTATAAAATCAAATACAGCTGTCATATTCATTCTAATATTCTAAATCATATTCAACGGAGATTGCCATGTTTGAATTAAATTTCTTCCAAGGCATTACTTCTTCGTCTTTTTTAATATATATATTATACGAATTGTCGGTATTATCTAATAAAATATAAGAGATGCGATGCCCTCCGTAAACCTCTTGACCTACGGAGTAATGCATTGCATCGTCTTTATAATTAGTCCCTATACTTATTTTTCTAACGACTGAGTCCATTATTTACGCTGGTGCTTGTTCTAGTACAATTTCAGTATATGATCCATCAGATAGATCAATATTGATTGCCCCATATTCTTTTTCTAATTCAGCTTTGAACTCTTCTGAAGCTTGGTTAACTTCTGCAACTTGGTGTAGTAATGCGTGTTTTTGCGCTTCTAACACTCCAATATTTGAAAACAGGATGTTTAAATCTTTTTGTTGCTTTGTAATAGTTTCTAATTGTTCTTGTGTAATTTGTTTTACTACTTCCATTTTATTTAATTTGATTGTTAATTATTATTATAATGACATTAAAAATATTTTAATTCATTTTTTTAGCTTTACCTAAATTAACTAATATTTGCTTTTCTTTTTCTGTAGCTTTATTGGTTGATTTAGCGCCGCTGGTAATATTATATTGTGTTTTGTTAGTTTCTCTAGCTTTTGAAGTGAATGCTTTTGCTCTTTCAAATTCTTTCTTAAGTTTAGCATCTTCGCCAAGCTTTGCTTCTTTAACTAATTCTCCTACCCCGCTTACTATTTTAGCCCTAACTCCTTTTGCCATATTCCCGGGAATATATTTTTTTTCATAAGATTTTGCAGTAGCTGCTCCAGTAGTAACATCAACATTTATGCCTTGAGTTGCTTTTAAATCAGCAACCTTACCAATTGCTTTTCTAGCCGTTGCCATTTTTTCTTTACCAGCATCATACTTTCTTGTTAATTCGATTTCTGTAACAGGCTCTTGTTTCATTGGAGAGCAATTCATTAGTGTTGGTGGAATACCATTACCAGTTTTAGGCATATTACCACGACCAGGAGTCATTTTAAATGGACTTTTCATTCTTTTTGTTTTAGTTGTTTAGTTTTCTTTTATATATTAATTGACCAGGAGCATCACTAACGTAATCTGCAACCATAGTATTTTTATCCACAATTATAAATTTAGCAATGCTACCCCAGTTATTTGGCTCATGTAACATTTCTAAATAAAAAGCATTTTTGTTAAATTGATAACCAATTGTTTTAAAATAATTATCAGTTACCATAGAATAAGCAGAAATATATAAATCTTCTTTACTTTCAACTTTGAAGTTTAATATCACTGTTTCGGATTCCCATGTTCCCACTAAAAATTCTTTTGTTATTTTTTGGGCGCTTAATGATAAACAAATAAAAAATAATGCTAATAATAATACTAATTTTTTCATAATATATTAAATTAAAGTTATAATATTATTATTACACGTATTTATTGCTTTTTATAAGCTTCTGCTTCCCAAGGTAATGTTTTAGCTCCTTCTTTCATTTTTGAACGTGGATATTTTTTACCCTTCCAGTAAACATTTGATTCATCATAGCCCAAGTCACCTCTTTTCATTTGATCAATGTGTATAAGCTCGTGCTCAACCGTTTTATTCTTTTTTAACTCAATTGGCGATATATCTTTATTAACTAGGATTGTGCCATTAGATTGCGCCATCCCTAATACATTATTGTCCATGTCCTTACTATATATTGGAGTATTGTCAATATTGTAAGGCGGTCCAGCCATCTTGAATGCCATGATATATTGCTTTAATTATTTATCTTTATTTTTATCTCCAAAGTGACTATATATTCTAATTGCAGTATAACCAATAGAAAGTATAAGAAGAATTATTTTTAATGCTGGTTCTAAATTTGTCATTGACAGAGATAGCGCTGCCGCATTTAATCCATATAGTTTAATATCAGTTGTGTCCATTAAAGTTTACATTTCGCTCTCTGAGTGATAGGAGCAGCGTTATACATAGTGGGAGTCTTTTTAACTTCCATTCCATTTTTTCCGTTGCTCGAACCTGGACCCATTGGGAAACCGCTCATATCTAATGGGCCATCCCATAAAGCGTTAGCTCCTGTGATACCGTTATTTTCTATTCTTTTAACAGCAGGTGTTACTTTTCTCATACCTTATATTTGTTATTAATCGATTACTATTTTAAATTGTTGGTCCCATTACACGATCATAAGATCCATCAGTAGGCATTCCAAATACACCGGTCATTGTAGACTGCATTTTTGGATTAAAATTTACAGGCGCACCAGATGGTTTTATACCTGGGTTGAATGTACTAGGTATTGAAGCTATTGGGGCATCAGGAATTGTTACCCCGCTTAAACTCATATTTGTAGTAGTTGCACCGCTTGGTAAAATGCCTGAATTATTAGGCACAGCTCCCATTTGATTGTTGTATCTCATCTTGTTTTGTCTTTGTTTAAATTATTTATTGCTGAACGTAATACAATATCTGTATATGTATTATTCTTCATTATTTTATTGCTTCTTGCTGTAGTTGGAATATCTTCTTCCCCTAGCATAATTCGGTACATTCTATGTATTAGTTGTTTGCACTTGAATGAAACTTTATATATGTTATACTTCTGGGTTGTACGGTTTCTATTTCTCCATACCACTATCCATCCTTCTTTTAACAAATTGTTCCAGCGCTTATTGTCCCAACTATATGCGTATGTACCTATCTTATAATCTTGCTTGGTAAAAAAGTCCATGCAGTCAAAATATATTAATAATTCTAAATCAGCGTCAGTAAGATCATAATTTCTACAAGCCCATCTGCGTATTAACCTATAATGTTTTAATAAGCCAAGACTTTTTATATCACTAGCCTCTATTCTTCTCATAGAACTATTACAACATCTTGTAATCTTATAACTTGATATTCATGCCCGTCAAATTCAATTCCATGACCTGCAGCTTTATCATAGTAAATAACATCAGCTTCTTTTAAACATTTAATATCCTCACTAACAGAAACTACAATAGCTTCTTTATATCTAATGTTTTCTTTATCTTTTTCTTTTAATAATAAACCATTTTCCGTTTTTGATAATCCTTCTTTCCTTGGAAGGATTACTATATTATTACCTATTGCCTTCATTGATTCTTAAATTATTAATTATACAATCAGTTGACAATATGGTAATAGCTACAGAAGCTGCATTCATTAATGCACTTTTTGTAACAGATAATGGATCAATAATACCCGCTTCAATCATATTAACTTCTTCTCCAGTTACAGCATTCAATCCGGATCCATCTGGACGACTTAATGTTGAACTTGGTATATCAATACCCGCATTAGTTAATATTGTCTTAAACGGAGCCGTAATAGCTTTTAACAACGCTTCTTCAGCTTTATTCTTGAATACAATTATTCTTGATGCATCTAAAAGAGCAATTCCTCCTCCCGGAACAATTCCTTCTTTAATAGCGGCTTTAGTTGCGCAAATTGCATCTTCAACTCTATCTGCCTTTTCTTTTAATTCAATATCAGATCCAGCCCCCACTTTTACTACTGCTACTTTTGCAGATAATCTAGCTAATCTTTTTTCTATTCTAATTACTTCAGCCGGTGGTAAGCTCGCTTCTAATTGTGATTTTAATTCATCAATTAAAACTTGAACTTCTTCTTTTGTTTCACCAACGTGTAATATAGTTTCTGTATCACTAGTTATTGCTTTTAAACAATGACCTAAACAATCCACATCAATAAGATCCATATCGTCTCCTAAGTCCTCATTTATAATAGTAGCACCTGTTAATAATGCTAAATCCGATAATGTATCTTTTTTATTAATACCGTACGTTGGGGCATTAATCACATTTACTTTAATATTACCTTTTACTTTATTCATTGCAAGAGCGGCTAATACTGTTTGCTCCATGTCTGCAATAATAAGTAATGGCTTGTTTGCTTTTATAACGTATTCTAAAACCGATTGTATTTGTCTTATAGATTCAACTGGTGATTCAATAAGCAATACTAATGGATTTTCTAATTCAGCAACTCTTTTGTTAGGGTTAGTAATAAAATGTGAATTTACTAAACCTTTATCATATTGGACACCATCAATAATTTCTATTTCCGTTTCTGCATTTGCCGATGATTCCATCATAACAATTCCGGTTTCACCAACCTCTCTAAATGCATCTGCAATAATCTTTCCAAGTACTGGATCATTATTAGTTGAAATTGTAGCAATGTGATCTATCATATCCCCGGTTACTGAAACTTTAATAGATTCTAAATATTCTACTACTTTGTCAACTGTTTGTTCAATACCGTTTTTTAAATCTCTTGTATTAACTGTATCTTGGATTGCATAAGCTTCTTGTAAAATAGCATGAGCTAATACTGTTGCAGTTGTTGTTCCGTCTCCGGCTTCTTTAACTGTTTTTCTAGCTGCTTCTTTTAAAAGTCTTGCCCCCATATTTTCAACTGGATCAAGTAATGTAATGCTGTCTGCTACTGTAACACCGTCTTTTGTAATAATCGGTCTACCTTTTCCGTCTTCTAGCATTACACATTTTCCACCTGCCCCAAGTGTTGAACTAACTGCTTTTGTAAGTTTCTCGATACCCGCAAAAACATTGTCCCTCGCCTCTTTGCCGAAGCTGAGGTTTTTAACTATTTCATCGCTCATAATTTAATTGAATTTAATTTAATATATATATTACCTGTTTTACGGCTTTTTTACCTGCCTTGTCCTCGATATTGCTTTTTATAATTTTTTGAAGACTTCAATACAGATGTTTTAGCTTTAGCATGAATACCTGGACGGCTTATGTTTTTGCTTTCTAATTTTGCAACTGTTGTTTGTGATTTTGCTTTTGCCATCTTATTATATATTCTTTAATTGAAAATGCATGCCATCTTTCCTGGTCCATATACCACCCCAATCAAAACCGGCATCCGTAAAACAATTAACCAATTCTTTTGACATTGTAGGTTCTTTACCTAATCCATTCCATGCTGCATTAATATCTATTGCAATTCCCCAAGAATGTAATGATAAAGATTTTAATCCACGTTTTCTACGTATATTAAAACAACCGTCCCAAGTCTTTAACTCGTTAGTTAGTTTTCTATCTATAATATTTGTAAACGCGTTTATCAACGGCGTAACGATTGCTTTATTACAATAAAGTTTTTTAGGTATAACTCCAACTTCTAAATGAACTGGTATATCCCAAACTGTCATATATTTTAATTCGTTTGCTACGATTGTAGGATCTCCCCACTTTTTTAAACATTGATTACTTGTTACCATTTCCTCTTAGATTTATTTTCCAATACATTCCAAATCCGTAATTTATTGATCCATTGAATCCAACGCCTACATTAGCTTGGTATACTCTGTCTTTTCTATCCTTATATATTAATCCAGGCGCTAATAATCCCGATGTACCTATAAATGAATTTCCTCCTATATACATTTGTCTTTTAGGATCCTCTTTCTTAGTTATAGTTTTAGTTACAAAAGGTATTTTATAATCTTTTATATATTCCCTTTTACCATATAACTTGTTTAACCATACTGTATCTTTAACTACTATAGTTCCTAAACTATCAAGTTTAATTGTATCAGCATATACCGTTCTAACTAAATGCTCTTTAAGAAGATTCTCAAATCTAATTTTAGAAGAATCACAATTATCACTTACGGCATACTTCTCTTCCTTTAGCGGTACATATTTAATATTAGTTACCTTAACAGTTTTGAACACCGTGTCTTTAGTCTCCTTCCACACGGTGTCGGTCTTAACTGTTTCTTTAACTAAACCTTTATCATTTGATCCATTACAACTTCTTTGCAATAATATAATTGCTACTAATGTTGCAATCAACCAATAAGAAATATTGTTTTTAATTGGTAGAGCCATGTTTTGCTTTTATTAATCGTTCCGCTATTTCAGTGGCAGCTTGAGCTCCAATATAAATTACCGCAACAACAGTCCAGTTGTCAGAATCTATTCTTGAACTGAACAAAGCTACTGAAGCTATACCAAATGCCATTAACTTTCTACTGATCCATTTGTTAAGGAATAAATCAATCTTTTCTTTCATACTCATTAGTATACTTTGCTTAATGTAAATACTTGTGAATATATAGAGTTTGATGTAGACGCTACTCCCCAAGTTGCTTTTATAACCAATTCATTTGCAACAGTTGTATCAAATGTTGTACTGTTCTCTGTAACAAACGTGAACCCATCTGGATTAAAATTTGCATCTTTATTATGAGAAAAAGTACCGGTAGTAAGCATTTTAGCTGTACCAGCTGCACCTATGGCTCTTACTACAAAGTTTATATTAAACAACCACTTTTTATTAGTAGCTAATCCTAAATTCATTGCTCCTGTTGAACCTAATACAACTCCTGCGGCTGTCTCAATTGTTATAAGTAATGTAACTCCGTTGTTGTTGTTTATATGTCCTACAAAACTAGCATCGAATGAATCGCCAACATTAAGTCCATTAGCTGGAAATGTTAGTGTACCATCAACTTGCCCGATTAATGATGTAGCAACTGTTGTATTAGCTATAGCCACAGAGTTTGCTATCTGAGAAGCTAAACCATAGTTTAAATTATAAGTGGATAGTACATAACTACCTATAGCGTCTGCTGTAAAACTAATAGTTCTTGCCGATCCATTATCTTCATTTTCAAACCTAGTAGCTATTAATAAATCAGAACTGTTTAAAGAAGTAACTCTAGGATAGCTATATATTATTGCCATTTTATATTTTTGTTTTAGTTGTTAGCGAATGGTGGTGGTAATGTTACATATACAGGATTGATAATTAATTCAATCTGTTCTGCAATATTTAATTGTAAAGCGGGTACATCCATTGTTGCTTCCATCCATCCGATAACTTCCGCTTCGGTTAAGTCTGGATAAGGTATGAATGCATCTGGTGTAGGTGTTCCTACCGCTTGTGCTCCATAAAGATTAGCTGTAATTCCGTTCTCATCTGTTCCGATGTAAATCCAATGTACCGTTGTAACAACGTCCATTAATCCATCCTCGTCTACCCTGCAATCAAATGCAGGAAAATTCCAAGTGTAAGTAATCATAATTATTTAGTTTATTTGTTATTATTTATTTTTTAACAAGTGTATAAATTTAAAATAGCACCATTATCAGCCTTTGATAATTCCATAATTGTTTTAGCTGGGCCATATTGAGCGTCGTAGAATCCATAAAGACCAACGGTTAACGGGGTTGTACCAGCGGAATCTGTATAAACAGTATCTCCAATCCCTGGCCAAGCCATTAAACCAGTATGCCAAGCTGGAATTTCGCAAGAAATAGAGCAAATACTATACGGATTCCCAGAATATGGATCTGTAATCCAAAATTGTGTTAACGCAGGACCACCCCCTCCAGCATCATATCCATAAAAATCACTCATAGCGTCTGGAGTACCGAATCCAGCAAAATCAGACATATCTCTAAGAGAGTACGGAGTACTTGACTCTAACTCGCCTGCTATATCTGATAAACTTAAAGGTCCGCTAGTTGGTAATGCCATTTAATATTCTTTTTATTTCATCAATTTGTTTTTGTTGTTCTTTAACGGCTTCAAATAATACAGCTACAGCATTTTGATATTTAACCGCTTTTGTACCATCTTGGTTAGTTACAACTAATTCTGGGAAAGCAACTTCTAATTCCTGTGCTATAAACCCAATATTATCTTTTTCACCACTATCTATTCTGTCGTATAAAACACCTCGGGATTCAATAACTCTTTCAAGAACATTCTCAATTGGTCTTATATTTTCTTTTACTGATTGATCAGAGAAGGCAACAATATCGTAATCAGCATAGATAGACACATTTGATACTTGGGGAGAAACGTGTAATGGATAATTCGAAGTAGCAATACCTATTCCAACTAACCCGCCTGACGGGTTAAGAGATAATCTAAATGCTGCTCCGTCAGAACTTCTTATAGACTGTATCCAAGTACCATATCCTCCAGAGGCATATTGCCCTGTTATTATACCAACATCTGCTCCATATATATGAGACGCTGCATTTGCAATACTTACTGTATCGCTTTGAGCTCCTGCGGCCACTGTTAACCTACTGCCTGGACTTGTGGTGCCTATACCAACTCTATTTGATGAGTCTATTATTATGGGCGTTGCAGAAATATTAAAAAATCCGTCCGCTGTTTTTTGAACTCTAAAGGTGCCATCATTATTCAATGTCCATCTAAAGCCCGTCCCCGATGCAGCTTGTAATGCTGTAAAATTACCAAAACTTGTTACCGTAGCTATAGGGCCATTTACTTGTAGTTTGTAATCAGGGCTTGTTGTCCCTATTCCAACGTTACCACTATTTGTGATACGCATTTTTTCGGTTGCGTTTGTTACAATAGCCAAATTGTGATTGCTTGAAGCACCCATTCCAACAACATTTGTGTCAAATGCGGGGTAAACTTGAAATTCGTAACCGCTTAAAGAACTTTTGAAGTTTCCGACTACTTCTAATTTTGTTGACGGACTTGATGTTCCAATTCCAACGTTACCAGATGGCGTGATCCTCATCTTTTCAGATGCAGACGCTCCTGTATAAAATGTTATACCAGCTGATCCTCCATCATTTTGTTTTATTCTAAATTCACCAGTATTAGCATTATATCCTAATGTTGAATATCCTCCAGTGTATGTGGTGCTTTGTAACCATATTTGATCGTCTCCTGCTGTAGCGGATGAAACTTGTAATCTACCACTTGGGCTGCTTGTTCCTATTCCTACATTACCTGTAGAAGTAATACGCATTTTCTCAGTAATAGCAGAATTAGATTGTGTTGTTCCAAATAATAAAGCTCCGTTCCAACTACTAGCGCTTCCTTCTTTTACACCTTGTATCTTTCCAAAAACGTATGGAGTGGTACCAGTCGTGGTATTTGTTCCTCCTAATGCTATAGACCCTCCTATATTTGTAGCGGCAGAGTCTGTAGTGAATACGTTTATATTTCCGTATCCATCAAATACTTTATTTGCATCAGCAATATGCAATTTAGCTGTTGGACTTGAAGTACCGATTCCTACACTACCTGAAGAGTTTATTCGCATTCTTTCAGCTGAGTTTGTACCCAATACAAAAGCAGAAGCAGTTGAAGTTCCTATAGATAATCCATTTGCTGCGTTACAAGTTATGTCAGCTGAATTTGCACCACCAGGCCATAAAGTTCCATAAGGATATGCAGAACCGTAAGCTTGTATTTGAATACCTACATCGCTATTGTTGTAGAAATAACTTCTATTAAAATTAGTTGAACTTGTATTCTTACTTAAAAAAACAACTGAACTTGCTGTTTCAATTTGCATTCTATATCCAGCGCTTGCTGTTCCAATTCCAACATTGCCAGATGGCAATATATACATAGCTGAATTATTGTAAGCTGTACCTCCAAGAGCTAACCATTGCTGACTTGTTCCACTTCCATAATTCCATATACCACTCAACGCAGTTCCTCCTAACTGGCTGTTGAATAATATTCCAGTTGCATATGCTGCCCCATCTCCATTTATATCTATTCTTCCAACACTATTACCTTCTATGACAACACTTCTTCCTCCAGTACCAGTAAATCTACTTGCACCAGCAACTTCTAATTTTGCCCCAGGGGTTGTTGTACCTATACCTAAGTTTCCAGCTGAGGTAAGTCGCATTCTTTCTGAACCAGATTCTGGTTTGAAAATAACATCATTACCTCCAATTTGTATATTTGTTGAATCTCCCCAGGTAAACAACGATAGTACACCTGAGTTTGATTTTATTAGTCCAGTACCTGTTGCTGCATAAGAAGCTCCTATTCTTAATTCACCACTTGCATATAGGTTTCCAATTACATCTAATTTTCCTGAAGGACTTGTAGTTCCAATCCCTACGTTTGTTCCGCTTGTTCTAAAAATTTCATTTCCATTTGTTTCAAAAGAAAAATAACCGTCAGATTCTCTATTTTGAAAAACAAAAGCGCTTGTTCCGCCAATTAATGCAAATTGAACTCCATCGCTTGAAGTGTCGCCAGTATAATTATTTTTAAAAGCCAATCTTGTTTGTCCCGCTTGACCATTTAAAACAAGACCTAATCCAGACGCAACACTCGGACTTGTTGTTCCTATACCTACATTAGTTCCATTATCATAAATTAAACTATTACCTAATGCAGTAGTTCCTGTAAATTTAGAAACGTAGTTTGTTGTACCACTTGCATTGGCTGGAGTGTAACCAAGTATTGTAGGTATAGATGCAGTTTTCCACTGGGCTGGAGAAACAGTATTATCATACCATAATGTATCTTTTAAACTTGGGGTTTGTGCCTGTACATTATGAAGTTCGTCTAATTCATATCCATTCTGTACCCTTACATACCATCTTCCTGAAGATCCATTACTTGCTGTTGTTACTGTCCCTAAATAAACTAAATGATTCGGAGCGTATTGTTTAACATTTGTAATGCTACCCGCTGTAGTTCCAAGATATACAGTATCGCCATCCGCCCAAGTTGATGTCGGGAGAATACTAAGCCCGTCTAAAAGTCCTTCAATAATTATAATACCTTTTTGATTAACTGCAATTGAAGATGTTAAAACAACCCCAATCGTTCTAGCAGAGCCAGCGTCCGATGTATTAAATGCCCTTTTAACCGTAAGCCTATCTCCTGTTCCCCCAAAAGCATAAACAGGTTGCCCCTTGGTTATAGCTACTGAATCAGCATTTGTAACATAAGCAAATAGACTATTAGAGGAGGTACCAATACATTGGAATGCAGTAAGCATGGAATTATAAATACAAAGCATCTCAGCACCATCCCATATATCCCCCCCAATTACAGCCCCATCATTATTTCTATAAAGTGGTATTGCCCCTAAACTATTTATGTTTAATGTAGCACCGGTGGTATTCCCATTTGTAAATCGAACCAAATAAGCATCTCCATCAGCATAAGCAGTTGCCCCTGCTATTGTAACTGTATAAGTATCTGTACCAGCAGCTGTTCCATGCAGTATATTACTAGGAGACCCTGATGATGATAATGTTCCGCCTGAAAGAGCAAGACCTGAACCAATTGTAATTTCTTCCATTACCCCCGTTCCCGCCGTGCTTCTACCAATAAGCTTATTTGTAGCCATTGATGTAGATATGACTGGTGTTGTTCCACCCGTTGATGTAATAGGACTTGTTGCAGTAACACTTGAAATAGCCCCTATGTCAGATAGTACCTCCGTTCCAGTTCTGTATTTTACGGTACTATTGTCAGACACTAAAAATTTATTTGTGTCAACAGTAGCATTGTTTAAAGCCTCAAGCTGTACTTCACTGTAAAATTTTTGACTCATATTGAATTTGTATTAAATTACCCAACCTTAGTAACTAATACTCTAATCGGATTGGTTGGTGCTGTAGCAAATGTTACCGTAACAGTATTTACTGTTGGTCTAGTTACATCCGCAAATATAGTTTCAAATGTTACTGTATCATATAATTGTACATTAACATCTTTTGTGTTTAAATTATGAGTTACTGTAGAGGTAACCGATATTGTAGTTGCATAAGAAGTTGCTGCCGGCGTAGCTAAACTTACAGCCCCAGCCGTTACAACGAAATCTGTTGAACTGAATGACGCAATACCAGGTTCAGTATATGTTGCTAAATCAATGTTATTTTGTAATGTTGTCCAATCAGCTAAAGTTGTTGGGGCATTTACATTAGCAATTAATAAATCACCAATTCTAACCTGCTCAGTAAAGAATGTACCATCAGCAGTTACTGCATACGTCCATCCTGTTTTAATAGACGGTGATGGTGATACATCCAAGTCTGGTGTATTAGTTGCAGCATTATATCCTCCTTGGTAAATTAAAGCACTAGTTGTTGATGAATCAATATAATTCTTAACTAATGTTAATGCGGCCATCGGAATTGCTCCAAATGTGGTTTTCTTAACATTGCCATCAGCATCATCGTTAAACAATATTGCATCATCCGCAGAAGCTGTTGCTGTAGTACCAATAACAATAAAGTTATCTACGCCAGCATAATCAAGCGATATAGTTCCAGTGGTTGTAATTGTGCCACCAGTTAATCCACTACCAGTTGCAACAGAAGTCACAGCCGTAGTTAAATATCCTTGCCCGGTAACAAAATCATAAATCTGATCACCCGTCGCTAAGGATGTTGAACCATTCGTAACCGCAGCAGTATTAATAGCTAACGACGGAATTGGCCCAGTACCGTTGGTAATGGTTAATTGATCTGAGGTTGTAGTTTGGATCTCAGTAATATCTCCATCCTGCCCAACATCTACCCACGATGTACCGTTATAAAGTTTTAATTTTTTATTTACCGAGTTATAGTACACCTGTCCTTCAACAGCTGTATATAGCGTTGGATTTGAAGTAGCAGGTTGTATAACCGCATATTGTAATTGGTTCGTAGTTAAATTTATACTACTTAAATATTGTATTGCCATAGTTTAGTTCATATATGCTTGTCCTGAGAAAGCACCGTTAAAAGTTATAGTTAAGTTATTATTGTCTATATATTCTACTCCACCAAATACTTGTGTATTGTCATCATTAACAACAGATACCGAAGGAAATTTATCTAAATCATGTTGCACATTCCATGTTGCAGCAGCAACCGCCTGTGTGAAAACAAATGTTTTATCTCCAACATTAGGATCGATGTTTGGATTAACAAATCCTGGATATACCGCAACGCCATAGAACTTATCCTCTAAGATATTACCATTTGCATTTACTGCTTCTATAGTTATATCTAAGAAATTTACATTACCAACTACTGCGGATATACTAATACATTTATATATACCAAAGTTATTCAAGTTATCTACTTGAGCAATTATGATAGCTTCGTTTGCCAATGTAGCAAGATACTCTGCAACACTGTTTCCTGATGTAGCAAATTTACTTATGCGTATAACCGTTATATTATTAAACGGTGTATTTGCCCCTCCTCCTGAAACAAAGCTTATAGATCCAGCTTTTCTACCAGGAGCAATATTGTTTTGGAAAAAGAAATTATTTTGACCAGCAATAGCAATAGCGCTAGTATCATTAAAAAAAGTAGCTATAGCTCCAATCTCGAAATTCTTAGTTATATTCTTCCTCCTCCCGTTAACGATCTTCGTGGAAGTACCAACTACTATATCTGTGGATAGTATATCCGTATTTTTCGGATAACTGTATATTATAGCCATATAATGGTTTTATATGTTAATTAGCATTTCTTTTTCTTCATTGCCATAGGGCTTGCTTTAACAATAGCAGCAGCTTTTACCATTGGTTTTTTACCTACCACTGGTTTTGTTTTAACTACTACAGCAGCAACCTTACCTTTTTGTTTTAATGGTGGACGCATATTTTTGTTAGCCATCGCATCTTTGATATTCTTTTTTTCCAATGCTGTTTGAGATGCTTTCATAGTACCTCTCTCTTTAGCCTCAGTTTTTTTAGTTTCTTTTTTTTCGTGCATTGCTTTTTGCTTTGCATTTTTGTAAGTCTCTTTTCCGCCGTATTCTTTTATCATTTTTATTTTTGTTTTATATAGTTATTAATTAGCAATTCCATTTGTCCAACGCCAGTTTCTTTCTCGTGGGTTCCCCATTTGGTTTCTTCAACGGGCCTGGCATACCAGACATTCTAGCACAAAAAGATTTACGTCTCTTTGCATCTTTACTACCCGGTTTTAATTCCGATGGTTTTTTAGTAACCGCTGTTTGTAGTTTACTACCTGGATTCTCTCTTCTATAGCTCGCTACCCCTTTCGCGTTCAATCCGCCAGTCGCAGACTTCCCTTCTTTACGTGTCCAAGCCGCAGTTTTTTTCTGCATAACCGGTGATTTCTTTACAGCAGATGTACCACAAGCACACTTACCTTTACATTTACATGACATACTATATATTTTATTTATGAAACATTACTACTACTAGATCTTCTAGCACCCATACCAACTTTCTTCTTAGCTGATACAACTTTTGTTTTTTCCGCTTGTGTCATTTGACCCCAAGGCTTTGGAGAATCTTTATTAACCCTAACAGATGGTCTACAAGCTTTCACTCCTTTTCTATCAGCAGATCCACATACATTACCTTCCTCATCGGTCCACTTCTCTTTGAACCATCTTTTTAAGGATGCGCCTTTCTCTGTTTTTCGTATAGCCATTACTTTTTGCCTTTATTTTTTCTACACTTAGCGATAGCACCACTAGCATAAGCCGAAGGAAATACATCATATGTAGCCTTTACTTTTTTATAACATGCATCTTTTAATTTCAAAGGAGATTCAATAACTCCTCTACCAATCAATACATCTTTCTGGGTAACTTTACCATCACCACTCAAATCCTTTAACTTCTTCATAGGGCTGCTACCAGATCCAGATCCAATAGTATACCCATTGTTTGTTTTAACACCTAATCCCTGAGGACCTATACCTTTTGCGTTCATGCTATTTAGTTTTATATTTTTTACCACTCTCTTTCTTTGTTCCCTCACCTTCATTACCTCTATTCTGTTTAATAGATTCAAACCTACCATCTTCATGATCATAATCCATACCATTCTTACCAGGATGCTTGCGATGCATTCTCTGTGCATGTGCCTTCTTATCCTTTCTATCATCCGTCTTGGCATACGCCAAATCTCTTTCAGCTTTAGCCTTAGCCGCTTTAGGAGATAACTTCTGCTTTAATAACGGCGATTGTGATCTTAATTGAAACATAGTTTGTACTTTAATATAGTATATACTATTACGCGTCGATCTCAATTCTTACAACATAAAGAAGTGTGACATTAGCCTACTATTTATATACTTAATAAGCTTACGTCACCTTTTTGGAAATTTGTATCAGATATTTGTAACTAAGGGGTAATTTGTAAAATATTGTATTAGATATTTGGAAGTAAGGGGTTATATACTATTTTTAACATAAACTTTTACAAAAGAAAATGATTTTGTTTTTCACCCCCCGGGTACCTGTTTTTGGTTTTGTTCCAAATGTTTTGCCTTTTCCGGTTTTTGAATGGTACTGCTTGAGCTATTCGGATGCTGGTAACTATTTTAGCATACAGTACTGGCACGATGCGGTATTGATAATGTATGTACAGATACATACTCTGCCTAGGCGGAATGAACAGGCGGAGCTGTGCACACA